TGAAGTAGCTGTAAAACTATTAAATCCGTGATACTGCTCTTGTGTTCCTTTAAATAATCCCATAGTTTATTGTTTTTCTTGTTGTGTTTTTTTATTATCTTCAGCTGCAGCTAACTGATACATAGTTGGATCTTGTAGAACTATACCCGCCAAAGCTAGTATCTTCATAACAAGGGTTGTTTCTTCTGATTCATGTAGTAGTGGGTTTGTACTTACACCACTGTTGTATAGTGCATTTCCAGCAACTGTTTCGTAACCCCACACAATACCACTTGGTTTGGCTACATAGTTACACACAACGTTACCTGTTGAGTATGCTGTTGTTGGTGATGTAGGAAATATTTTTATTGTTGTACCTGTAGCACGAACGTACACAGGGTGGTTGGAGGATGGAGTTGCTAAGGGCGACTTCTCCATATATACTAAGTCTTTTTTGTTTATTTGTTCAACCTCTACAGATCCATATAAAACCATACCCAACCTATATACATCTGTAGGTATAGTTACTGTGTTTCCTGAAACTGATGCCGCTGCAACTCTAAACTTTTCAAAAGGACTTATTTTTTCTTCAAGCAAACTAATCATATTAGAATACTCAGTGTCATTATTATTCATTCTATCAAACTGGTTGATATCATAAAAATATTGCTCAAAAATATCCATTTGAGCTTGATTAGCTAGTAAGTTAAATTCTAAAGGCGTTATATAACCTCTTTGTTCTTTATTAGCTATTGCTAATACTCGTTGATATACTGTATCTATACTTATAGCCATATTTGTTTTTTAATTTGTAATAGCAATCGCCCCGAAGAGCGACTGCTTCTACAAAGGTTTTTACTTCATTTGTTTTTCAATATTTGTGTAAATTTCCATACCTTCATCGGTTTTAAACCAAGCAGCTAAAGCTGTGTATGGATGCTCTTCAAAAGGAACGTTCATTAGTTTTCTATCAGTTGATCCCCAAGAAAAAGTTCTTTGATCACTAGATAATTTTAACAAGTTTAATTCAGTTGCTTTAATACCAAAGTTTCTAAGAACCACATTTTCGTCATTAGCTAGTTCTAAGAAAAGATCTGGATTGTTTTTAGCATACAATAGTAAATCTCTTTTAATCTCTTTAGAACTCATCTGTGACACCTTAGAACCAACCTCAACACGCATAATTGCTTCAGCTAAGTCTATTTCCATATTCATAGCTGTATTTAAAGCTTCTAGTTCTATTTCAATATCCTCAACTTCAAGAGCTGCTTCTTTTTGTGGTTTCCACTCTTCGTATAAATTGTCTCTTAACGGGTGGTATAAAGATAATAGTTTTTGCAACATAACATCTTCCTTAGCTACTCTCATTTCACCATCATAAAAAATCATATGTGCTTGCATTTGATTACCAACCATTTCGTCTACAAATACAGTTCTTTGATTAGGGCAGTATTTAACTTCTCTTTGGTGTCCTTTTTCTTCATCAAACCAGAATAACCCCTTAGTTTTCATTGTGTACGTTAAAGGAGACAACCCACCTTTTAAAAAGTAAATTCTATCTTTAATTTCCCAAGTTTCTTTTTTTGGTTTTGGAGTTTCCATAACCGGTGCTACTGTTTCTACATGCTCATCTCCAGGATCTCCCTGGTATGGAGCTTTTGTTTGCTTTTTAGCCATAATATAATATAATATAAATTAATAAAAATAAAAGTACCGAGGCCGAAGCCCCGGTTCTTTAATGTAAATAATGTTATCTCTTGAATAACATAAAGTTGTTAGCTGCTTGAGCAACTAAACATCTTTCTGATAAGTAGTTAACTTCCATTGCATCTAGATCAGATGTAGCTGCTCCAACAGAACCTGTAACCCAAGTTTTTAATCTTCTGTTATCAGTTTGTGAAGCTCTATATCTAACGTGTAGAAATGGTCTCTTCATGTTTTTACCCATGTTTTCATCATAAACAGATGAAGTACCTGCTGGGCAAAGTATACCAGAGATCTTAGTGTGTAATGCACTTCCCGCTGCTGATGGTATCATTGCACCATAAGCTTGCTTGTCGTTTAAGTATTTCCAGTCAGTTTTGTAGAAATCGTAAGATCCACGTCTGAAACCTGTAAAACCTAAATTTAAAGCCATGTCAGATGAGTTGTCGAATAAACCAAAACTAACTCCTGCAGCGTGACCGTTACCAACTGTACCTAACATATTGTCTATAGCTAAAGCCTCTGCTCTGTCTAAATACAGCATGTTTTCTTCAATAGCTCCTTCTTTGTCTAACTTAAGAAGAATAGCATCTACAGTACCCATATCTAAAAGTGCACCAGCGTTAACACCGTATTCACTAACAAAAGTCTCAGTAGTAACATGACCTCTTTTAGTTATAGCTTCGAATAAACCTTCAGTACCGCAAGCAGTTGATCCTAAAACAGTGTCTAATTGAGTACCTACAGCTACTTCAGCTTCTAACATAGACATTTCTAAGTAGTCGTTGAAACGTGCTCTAGTGTCTCCTTCAGCTTTTAAGTACCACATGTACCCATTTTGTCCTTCTTCTCCAGTTACTTCAACCCAACCAATTTGAGAAACGTCAGAACCATTGATATGGTACTTGTCTCTTAAAATAATCGGCTTGTTAGTAAATGATGTAAATGAAGGAGTTAAAGAATCTCTAGTAACTGAAGATCCTTTTGCAAATTCAGTACCATAAACCATTACCTGGAATACTGAAGCTGTAGTGTAAGTAGTTCTTCCTGCAGTTGTACCGTCATCTAAAGTTAACTGAGTGTAAGGTATAACTTTAATTTTACTAGATGCGTAATCAGCTACGCTTGTAACTAGACATTTTATAGTCGTACCTACGTTTGCTGGTGTACTACCATCTATAGTACAGTATAGTAATACAGTGTCATTTAGTCTAAACAGTTTAGCATCTGCTACACTAGCAAAAGTTAAGTTGTCATTAACTAAGTCAACAGTTGCACCAGTAGTTGCACTTACGTGTAGTCTACCTTGTTCAGACCAAACTACTTGGTCAGAAGTCATTGCTTCTTCTGCTCCTACTTTTGCTAAAAATCCTGATAACATTCTGTTACCGTATCTTTCTACCTCAGCCTCATAAAGGTCTGGTAGATATTGTTGCGCCCAACCCGTAGAAAAATCTAGGAAGTTGCTTGCTAACGTTTGTTGTGTTGGTCCAGGGATTGCGTTTAAATTTGGACCAGCTATTGGTGTTGGCATAATTTTGTTTTTTTAAATTAGTTTTATTATTTTTGTTTTAATTTTAACTTAAAATCAGAAGCATTATCGCCTAATACTCTATACTTGACACCGTCTACTGCCTTAGCGATTGTTTGCCTTGGGTCCATATTGATGTTTTTGGTGCTAGCAATACTAGTTTTAATAGCATCTGCTTTACCTTGTTCGTAAAAGTGGTTAGCTATAGCATCCGCGTTCATAGCTGTGTATAAAGACTTGTGATAACCTCCAGCATCTTTCATAACACCATCACTGTCAAGAAACTTCTTAACAAAATTATTGATGTCACTTTGACTCTGTTTTACGTCATCAGCGTTCTTCACATTGTATCTATACCTTTTGTCGCCGACATTATATTCAAAACCTTTGAACTCATCGCTGAAAACATTACCTGTTTTCTCTAAAAATGTATTTTTTTGTTGTGATGCTAATTTTTTAGTTGTTTCTGATTCTTCGTTGTACTGCTTGTAAAAATCCATAGCTTTTTTAGCTTCAGGCGTTAACCTTGAGCCAGCTTTGATTTCTTCGTAATATTTAGACTTTAACCCGTCTAGGTGGTTTTTAGCGTCGGCAACTTGCTCTTTTAACGCTATTTTTTTCTTTGTTTTTTCTCTATCTGAATCCTCTTCATCAGCAATAAAATCTTCGTTGATTAAAAAGTTTATTTCTTCAGAGTTTAAGTGTTTTTTAGTTTGCTTGTAATACTCTTTAAGTAAGTTTACCTCATCTAAACCAGAGTAGTCTTGATTAAGCTTTATATAGTCTTCCATGTTTCCACCAGTTTCTTCCATGAACTCTACAACTTTTTGTATGTTTTCAGGTAAAGGACTTTTGGTTTCTACTTCTTGCTCTTTAGCTTTAGCAACCTCTTTAGCTATTCCAGACATTGATTCGGTTTTAACTTCTTTGTCAACCTCTTCAATAATTTCTTCCATCACCGGGTTTTCTTCTTGTGCTTTAACTTCCGGTTGTACTTCTTCTTGTTTTTCTGTGGTAGAGGCATTTTCATCGACTCTAACCACTCCCTCGTCGATAGGGTTATCTTCTTTAACTTCATTGTCTGGGTTTTTTGGTTTTGAAAGATTTACCTTTGTAGGTCCTTGGTCTTCGTTTAATTGTTTTAACTTTGGTTTTTTAACTTTTATCTTACCTGTTTGCTCAGGTGTTTGTGTAACGTTTTCAGTTACGTTTTCGTTTTCTGCCATAATATAATATTATAAAATTAATAAATAATTAACTTGGATCAAATTGACCCAAATTAAAACCGCCACTTAAGGTATCATTACCTGTAGACTCAAAGTTTTTAGCCGATCCCTCGTTGTTTCTTTGGTCTATCATTTCACTTTGTTGCGTAGCTTGTATTTTTGTTCTTTGATCTTTACGATCTTCCTTCATGTTTTCTCCCACTTGCTTTGTTTCTGACTCCATTTGTTTTAGCTTCATATTCATTTCAAACTCCATCTGCATAAGTTCTTTTTTAAACTTAACTTCAGTTTCTTGTTCCATCATTTTTAACTGAGACTTTGTTTGTTCTAGTTGAGCTTGTATTTGAGCCATTTGCTGATTTTTTTGCATTTCTGACTGTGCAGCGGCTTGTGCAGCTTGTTGATTAGTCTGAGATTGCATTTGCATATTTCTCTCTTGATTTTGCTGGTCTGTTTCCTGTTTTTTCTTTCTTCTAATTTTCAAAAGCTGATTAGCAAGTTTAACGTTTTTAATTTCTCTAAGATCTATAGCGTCCTCAAGTTCTATATTTTGTTGCTGTAGTGCCATTTGAATATTATTTTCAAGCATTGCTTTTTCTTCTTCGTCAGGCATTAACTCTATAAATATTCCAAAATCATACAAGTGTAACTCTTTTAGCTCTTCTAACACCGCTACATTGTGAGCTCCTATAGCTTGAATAAAAGCTTCTTTAGTAGGTGAATGCTCAATTACATCAGATATTCTAAGAGACAACGCTTCGGCAACCTCTGCCGTCAAGAACAAACCTGACTGTAATATATGTCTTGTTGCTGTATTGCTATTTGCTGCCGCTAACTTCTGTACTCCAACTAAAGCATTTTTATCAGGCATACTACCATCTCTAGCCTCGTTAAGACCAGTAGTGTCTCTTATCATTTGAAGGTAGTAGTTATAAGTCTGTATTAAAGACTGCATTTTTGCACCACCATTTCCAGATTGTATTTCTTGTATTGGAACTTTACCAGGATTCATATCACCATCAGCAGTCATAGATCTTCCTATAATCGAACCAGTTTGGAAAAACATGTTTAAAGCTTCTTGTGGATTGTAATTGGTTCCGTTACCTAAATCTATTTCAGCTAAACCATCAGCATCTAAGTATATACCGTCAGGAACCATTCTAGACATCACCTGTTGTAGTTTTAAGTGTGTTAGTTGTATCATGTCAGCAAAACCTGTCACTCTACTAACTAGCGATTCTATTTTTCCTAAATACATTCTTGGAGCAACAATAGAATAATTCATTTTAACTTTAGTGTAATTACTCTTAGGTCTCACCATATTTGAAGCTAACTTCCAAGATAGTAACTTTGAAGTACCTAAAACCATAGCCCCTTCATATAATACCTCTACAGCTTTTGATAGTTTTTCAAACTCTCCATTTAAATTTTCAGGTGGGTTAAACTGATCTGATTTGAGTATGGCTTTAGCACCACCACTTCCAGTTTGTTTAACTTTGTAAACTTGGTGGTTGTATGTTTTAAAGTTAAAATATAAAACCTGAACTTTGTTAGAATCATACTCTCCGTCATTACCAAAACCACTATGGTAGTTAGTGTTTTTATAACTTTTTGTCTTTATAACCTCCTCTAACTCTTCATGAGTCATGTCAGGAAATTGTTTAATTATTTCGTTAATAGGTATTGTTTTCACCTCTCCAACGTAATATATGTCTTCAAAATAAGGAGACTCAGTGTAAGAGTAAACTATATTTGCAGGGTTAACGTAATCTATTTTTATACCTTCAGAAGTATTGTAAGAAGTTTTTGTAGCACCAATACCCAAAACAGTTAAGTCATAGTAAAACTGCTTTTTTATAAGCTCATACCTATTACCCTCCATTAAAACATTTATAGCTTGCTCCTCTGCAATCTCTATTTCTTGCTTGTAAGAAAGTTGCATGTGTAAATCTAATTCTTCTTTAGTTTCTGGTAGTTGCTCTATAGAACTTCTCTTTACTGTAATACCAAAATTTTGTTCTACTTGACTATTAAACTCTTTTGCAGCCATGTCTGTTAGTATATCCTCCATATACTTAGATCTTTTGGCTATACCATTAGGATCTTGAGAGTAAGCTTTCACATCATAAGTTCTCTCTGATATACCATTAACAACAATATCAACAAACTTTGGTATAATAGGTACTGGTTTCCAGTCTAGATTTAAATACGATAAGTCTCCGTTTATAGAAAGCTCATCTTTATATTTTTGAATAGACTGCTCACCTCTAGCGTAAGATCTTAGTTTGTGATACTTATTCTTACTGTTTAGAAATTGATTTTGCCCACCAGAACCGGAAAACCACTCTTGTTGAATAGCTTTACCTACTTGTATACCATACTCAGCTGATGCTTTTTCAGCATCGCTAACTGTTTGACTTGGAAAATGATCTTTTATAACTGACTCAGCCATATTTATTCTTTAATTAGTTTTGATGTATTGCCTTTGTTTTCGTACCTAGCCATACTTATGTTAAGTTTTGGTTTTGTAATTGTTGCGTTTGGTTTGTAAAGGTTTTTGTTGCAAGCCATTATTGCTAAGCCGGAGCTTATAGATGCATCATGCTTTGTTCTTTTGTTTATATCAAATCTTGCCCAATCATTTAGCAGTTCGTTAAAATAACAGTTTCCTATATTACCGTCATGCCTATAACCCACGTGTGATTGTATATACATTTCTATTGCTGCTGCATGAGCTTGTTTTATATCTTCACTTGAATTAGGTATTCCACCTACTTCTCTTTCTGCTATAGATAATTTGTTCCAAACTTTATCTGGTCTGTTCATACTGTAACCTCTATAACCACGTCTTCTAAAATAATACAATAGACGAGGTTTATTATTCTCTGCTAGTATAGGCATCCCGTAAAACACTACAGCCATTAGAACGTCTTCAAAGAATATCTCTGCTGTCTGTGGTCTTGCAAGATACTCTAGAAAAAACTGGTTAGCCGGCGCGTCTTCCATGCTAAACTTGGTTAACCCGTGTAAAGCTCCTTTTGACCCCACACCATCTACAGTTCCCGATATGTCGTAACTATCACAACCAAAAGCCCCCATGTGTTCATTGCCAGGGTGTTTTATACCGTTTTTCATAACGATATTATTTTGTTGATTTACCTCTGGGAACCAAGTTGTTTTAAACCTACCCTTAGGGTCTGGATAAAATATAACTTTTGAATCTTTTACACCGTTAACCCATTGGAAGTTACCTCTACTAATTTTTAAACTTTGAGAAACTTCTTCGTTGTAATCTACTTGTTCATATATTTTTGCTAGGTTAAATATACTTCCCGCTGCTTCATCTCTAAATGCATGCTCTGTTGTTCTTGGGAACTGGCGATAAAATTCGTTTAAAGCATCTTGATCACCTTTTAAACCATCAGCTTCATTTTGCCAGTTTTCTATAACACCTACATCTATCAATTCCCCTTGTGGGTCGAAGACATCATGGTCCGGATTATCAAAGACTGGAATTCCGTGTTCATCAATGAATCCTTCATAATTCCACTCCATTGGAATAAAAAGAGAGTATAAACCAGACGCTGTCTGTCCATTACGATTTCTTTTTGTAACGTCTGAAGCATT